GAGGATGGGCACGACCTCGATGAGTTGTTTACCTGCCCAAAGTGCTCCGCGTTGGGTGTGGAGTTGTTCGATGGTAATGGGCTTGTTGTCGGCCAAGTTGAGGGCTGCCTGGATAACAGCATCACGAATGGTTGTCTCGTAGTCCAACCAGCCGGGGTGGGTGAGGAGGTCTTCGAGGTTGTGCAGGCGCTCTATTGAGTTCATGCGGGGTGGGTACTGTCATTGCTCTTGTTTAGGATTGAGTAGCCAGGGCCATAGGGGGTCTGGATGTGCCACACCTCGCCAGCGCCGTAGACAGAGTCGAAGGAATAGATGAGTTTAACTAGAGTTATTTCTATACCTTGTGGGGCGTAGTAGCACAGCTTGTCTTTGACTAGCTGGAGCTGGAGTTCGCTTACTTTTGGGCTTCTGTAAATAGCCTTTTCGGCGCTGTCTGCGATCTTTAGAATGTCGCTCTCGGCGATGCAGCCGTAGACGATGTCGAGGACGGTCTTGGGGCTAAGGGAGTGGCCAGCGGCCATGGTGGCGGTGAAGATCAGGAAGGCCATAACGGTCGCGGCGATGAGGAAGAAGAACTTGTTTTTCATGGCGAGGTCCTAATTGGGGGCGAATGAGTCAGAGACGCCAGCCCAGATGGCGGCGATGGCAGCGGCGAAGACTACGGGGATGACGGCTCGCTTTATGAGGACGGGGAACTGTTCTGAGGCCAGGCGGATGCGGCGCAAGTGGCGGGCGTCGGCTGAGGCACTGATGCGGGCTTCGGGAGTGGTGGCGTCTACGCCAATGGCGGCCAGGGTTGACTCGGCAGCGGAGCGGCCCGCGGACTCGGCGATGATGATGGCCTGGGCCTGGGTGACGTAGTTACCAGAGGAGGAGGACGTGCGGCGCTCGTCGCCGTCCCAGGACATGGCTAGGAGGCCCAGAGGAAGGTGGCGATCAGGAAGCCAGCGCCGGTCAGGAAAGTGACGAAGGTGGCGACTGTGAGGATCGCGTAAGGGAAGCGCTTAGTGACGAACCGGAGGTTCGAGCGGAGGGCCTTGAGGGACTTGGCGGACATGACTAGGTTCCAGTTGGCCGACGCGGCCAAGGGGGGGTTTCAGGATTTGTCGTTGTGGCGGGGAGGTCGCGGAGCTTTTGCCTGTAGGCTGCCCACGACAACTTGGTATCGCCGTCTTCCTGGTAGTCAGCAAGCTGTGTGTAGTCACTTTCCTGTAACCGGTGGTCTCGTTGACTTCTCAACTCGACCATGGCGATAGCGGGCGCTTCGGCAATAACCTTAGCCTCTTCGTCGTCACGTCGCCGGTTATTGATTGCATCGTATTCATAGCAACGAGGTCCATCTTCGTCATTGATGAGAGCGCCGTAGCGCTTGTTTGCATCAATGGTTTGGTCGTCGGCTAGGCGCAGGCGCTTGGAGCCAGCCAGCACGTCACCATCGGGATCAAGTGTGTAGATTTTCATTTTTTAATCTCACGAATTAGCAATGCCGTAAAGGCGGAAAGTGCCGCTGAAGTTGCCGGTGTCAATGAAAAACTGAATACTGTCGATGGCTGTAGTAGCTCTTCGCCTGCCCCCGCCACGAGCCACAAAAATATCGCCGGAATACTGGCCGTGGATGATGAAATCCCAAGAAATCACTTTGTGTTTTGAGGTGTCCGAAGGGTCTGAAATATAGAGGGTTAGAAATGACCCGTAAGCGCTGCCGTTGTTCAGGCGATAATTATTGGCTAGGTGGCCATTCAGGTCTATGGCGTTGTCGTGAGAGTCGCCCGATCCTGACGTATCAATGATCACCTTGCGTTCATAATCCGAATTCGCAGTGTCATACGAGGCCCCGCCATTAGAGTCGGTCCTGACCTTCAAGAAAGTATAATTGACGGTGGGTCTGATGCCTACGCCGACAATCACGTAAGCGCCATAAGCGCTGGTCAACTGCCCATCAAAATCAACGCTGGCCGCACCGGATGCCGTTACTGTGGCTATGTGGTTCCAAGCCCCGCCCGCAGCGGAGATCACCCCCGTGCCGTCAGCCTTGGTGTAATTGACACATCGAACAGTATTTGCTGCTGTCGAAATCCATTCTGCGACATCGCCCGCCGCCGTGGTAATATTAGCGGCTCCAGGCAGCACCAGAGACCCGCCGTGGGTCATCGTCAACACGCCGTCGAACTGTGTGAAGAAATGCCGGTCGGCGGCAACGGTCAAAGCTGCGAAGTTGGTGGTGCCGGTGATGTCAAAACTATCTCCATCGGTATCGATCACCAGGGGTGAAGCCGAAGCGATATCCCCACCCGTCTGCATTTGAATATAGTTACCGTTAGCGTCGAGGAAGCCACCGAGTACCGGGGAGGAGTCGTCGGATAGTTCTGTAAGGGTGGCAGAGTCCGCGACCGTATTCCAATTGGTCGTGCCAACCGCCGTATAAGTTCGGCTTTCGCCGAAGGCCAGGGAGTTGGCGTCTACTGCGTTGGCAGCGCCGCCGTCGATGGTGTCGCTGAATGTAGCGCCAGGCCAGACCTGGAGGGACTGGGCGGCGTCGGCGTTGATTATTGTACAGGTCTTGCCGCTGACGGCTGTTGGCAGGGCGACGGAGTCGCCATTGGTGCCGACGACGGTCACCCGGTTGATTTCGGCGGTGAGCACTGTGGCCCCGGCCTGTGTCTGGGTTGTGCCAGCGGTGATGCTGTCGGTTGTGGTCACATTTAGGGGGCCGGTCATCGTGCCGCCCGTTAGGGCTACATAGAGGCTGGCATTGATGGCGCTGGCGACCCAGAGGGAGCCAGAATATTTGAACACCGTGTCGTTGCCTGTGTTTAGGTAGACGTCGCCAGCCTGGAGGGCTGAAGCGTCGTCACGAACGGTGGGGGCCGAGGCTGTCGGGAGGATGAAGCGGTCGCTGGAGGCCTGGGCGTTGGCCTCTGCGGTCTCAGCGTTGGTCTCTGCGGTCTCTGCGTTGGTCTCGGCTGTCTCGGCGTTGGTTTTAGCAGTCGCTGCGTTGGTTGCGCTGGTGGCTGCGCCAGCCGCGCTAGAGCTTGCAGCAGTCGTGGAGGTCGCTGCGTTGGTTGCACTGGTGGCTGCGCCGGTTGCGGCGTTGGTTGCGGTAGTCGCGGAGGTCGTAGCGCCGGTCGCGCTAGTGGCTGCGCCGGTCGCGGAACTCGCGGAATTGGTCTCCGCAGTTTCCGCCGCGCTTTGTGCGGCTTGAGCGGCCACCTTTGCCGCCGTAGCGGCGGTTGTGCTTGTAGCAGCAGCCGTTGCGCTGGTGGATGCGCCGCTGGCTGATGTGGATGCCCCGGAGGCCGAGGTGGCGGCGTTTGTTTCGCTGGTTGCCGCGTTGGTGGCTGAGGTGGCCGCGTTTGTTTTGGAAGTTGCGGCGTTGGTCGCGCTGGTCGCTGCGGCGGTTGCGCTGGTGGCCACGGCGGAGACGTCAACGACCAGGGCGATGTCGTTGGCGGAGACGTCGGTGGCAATGGAAGTCGAGGTGTGGCTGACCAGAGTGACGTAGATGTTGCCATTGGCTGGGTCTTCAAAGGTGTCGCCGTTGGTGTAGGCCGTAGAGGTCGTCCAGGTGCCCTTCCAGTCGTAGAGACCGGCAGCGACGAAGATGCCGGAGTTGTCGAAGATGTCGCCAAGTAGAGCGGCGAGGGGGCGACCGCCGATCTCGGCGGCTTCGAGATAGGTGTCGAGGTTGGTGGTTCCGTTGATGGATGAGCGGAACTCAAGCTGGTCTGAGGGAACTCTTGTTGGACCTGCCATTAGTTTCTCTTTCTGGTAGCCGACACAGCGCCACGGAAACGACGCGGCGGTTGAAATATTTTGGTGCGCGTGGCTTTACGCTTAGCAGCCACCTTAGCTTTCCGCGCAGCAAATTTATCTAGAAGGGCTTTCTCCTTAGCTTTCTGTGCAGCTTTCCGCGCAGCAAATTTATCTAGAAGGGCTTTCTCCTTAGCTTTCTGTGCAGCTTTCTGTGCAGCAAATTTATCTAGAAGGGCTTTCTCCTTAGCTTTCTGTGCAGCGCTTTTAACTGGAGCCGTATACCCTGGCCGTGCTTTCCGTGCAGCTATTTTAGCTAGAGCGGCTTTACGCTTAGCAGCCACCTTAGCTTTCCGCGCAGCTATTTTAGCTAGAGCGGCTTTATACTTAGCAGCCACCTTAGCTTTCCGCGCAGCTATTTTAGCTAGAGCGCGGTTACGCGTATCACTAGGTGTTTCATGGGCCATTATTTTTGACGTGCCATTAGTTGATTTCACCTCTGGTACGGCCCCTGGCTAGAGGGAGGATGCGGGAGGAGAGCTTGGTGACGGCCCCACTGGCCTCGGCCAGGGAGGCGGTGAAACTGGTCTTCTGGGCGGCCAGATCGGCGCGAAGAGAGGCTAAAGAGGCTTCGAGAGGGGCCACGGATTCGCGCACAGCGGCGGCTATGTATTGGCGAATTAAAGGCTCAAGGTTCTTGAGCTGCGAGGTCGATGGAGTAGGCATCTAGGCATCCCGAGGTTGTTAGGGGAGAATATATGTGGAAGGGGGATGGTGTCGTCCCTATGCGGCAGGGATGAGGTTGCCCTTCTCTACTTGGCGGGAGACTTGCTCACCGGGCTGGACGCTTGCGCCACGGGCTAGTTCGCGGAGATTCATTTCCTGGGAGGGAGTTGGGCCTAGTTCGCGGTCCTCAGTGGAGATTTTGAACTGGTCGAGGTCGGTGATGCCCATTGAGCGGATGGCCTCTTCGAGGATTTTGCCAGTTTTGTATTCCATCTGGAGGCCAGTTTGGTTGATGGTCTGGAGCATGGTCATCCAGGTCTCGGCGTTTCTTGTTGGCTCTACGGGGAGGGTGCCGTCGACGACGAGGTAGTCAATGTCGCCCTGGAGCATGGAGACGTCGAAGTCCAGGTAGTCGTCGTTGATGAGGTCGCGGAGACCTGGCGGGGCTTCGGTGGCCGACATACGGAGGGAGCCTTCGTAGATGAGGGCGTCTTGGATGTTGCCAACCATCATGCGGGCCATGGGACGGATGGTGGTGGCGGAGGCGATGCGGGCGATGACGCCGAGGCGCTGGGAGCCAAGTTGGGAGAGGCGGACGATCTCGGTGGCAGTGCGGACGCCACCATCGGCAGTGGGTACGCCTTGTTGGGCGTCGGAGGCGGCGGAGACGCGGAACTGCTGAGCGCCGAGGGTGGCGATGTCGTTCCAATGGGAGCGGGTGACGTCTGGGACTTCGGCTATGTAGACGCCGTCGCCAGGTTTGACGCCGGGGAGGGTCTGGACGACGCCCCACGGGTTTCGGTCGATGAGGTCGGCCACGTTGACTTGAGTGGGGTCGACGAAGATGAGGTTGTTGAGGGAGGCTTGGACGTTGTCGACACGAGAGCGAAGCAACCAAGTTGCGATGTCGTGAATGGGGAGAAGGAGGTCGTAGAGAGACTGGCCGAGAGATTTGTGGCGGTCGAAGTAGAGGGAGCCGATGACGATGGGAAAAATGCGGCCATAGGGGTTGAGCTGGAAGCGGATGATGGCTTCTTCGTCGATGACGGTAACGAGCATCCAGATTTGACCGACGTTGGGGAGGCCGACTTCGTAGCCGTTAAAGCGTATCCACATCTCGTCGATCATGCGGGCCGGGTCGAGGTGCTGGTCAAAGTCGGTGACAGTTGAATCAGAGGGGTCGTTGCGGTGGGCGTTGCCTTCTTCGCGTGCCCACTTGTGGATTTCCCAGCCACGGGAGGCTGCGGTTCCCTTGCCGCGCCGGAGGCCGGGGTACTTGTTGAGCTTGGGATACTGGCCAGTGGCCAGGAGGGCGGAGGTAGAGACGGTGTCGACGAAGATCATAAACTGCATCCGTTCCCAGTCGCCCCAGGTTACGCGGGGGTCGGGGAAGGCGCGGCGCGGATCAAAGTTGACGATGTGGTTGGTGTTGGTGTTGCTGTCCCAAACGATCTTGGTGGGGGCGAAGCCGTAGCGGATACCGTCGAGTTGCATTTGGGCCATGCGGCTCTCGCCAGCGGTGCGGCGCATGTGCTGATGGAGGAGGCGTTCGAGGATTAGGGATGCCTTACGCGACTTACGGTCCATGCCTTCGAGCTGGAACATGGGATTGCGGCCAGTGAGGGCCGCCATCTGGTAGGTGAGGACGGTATCGGCAACGGCGCGGGTATCGGAGATGACGGCCTTCTCGCGGAACTGGGTGGCGTCGGGTGGGACGTAGAGGTCATGGGCGCGGTCAGCATCGCGCCAGTGGTCGTAGCGCTTTTCCATTTGGTGGTGGGAGAGCTTGCCGCAGGCGCGGACGAAATTGAGGAGCCGGAGTTCCTCTTCTTCGGTGAGGTCGTCGGAAATGTCCTCGTACTGGGAGAGCTTCTGCCAGTGCGAGGAGAGGTCGACGATAACCTCTTGGTGAGAAGAGGCGAGGACGGTGCGGTAGTTCACGGCTAAAAGACCGAGCAGATTAAAAAGATGACGCCGGAGATGGTGGCGACGACAGCAACGACAAAGGAGACGACAATCCAACCGAAGGCTCCACGGAGGTCTCTTTCAAAATCATTTATCATGGCGACCGCCTACTTCATCGGAACGATGTGGACGACGCCGTCAGATGACTTCTTGATGGCGGCGATCTTGTCTGTACCGTTGAGGATGTGGAAGAGGCGTGGGAGGCTGGCGGGAAGGTACATGGTGGTGGCCGAGGCTGTGGGGGCGGAGCCA